GACCGAGCCCGGCATCCTGCGCGACCGGATCGACCTCGCCTGGCAATCGGTGAAGGCGCAGCTCGTCCGCGGCTTCTCTATCGGGTTCAAGTCGATCGAGTCGGCGCTCATCGAGGAAACCTACGGCCTGCGCTTCCTCAAGTGGGAATGGCTCGAGCTCTCGCTCGTGACCATCCCCGCGAACGCAGACGCCGTTATTACGGCGGTCAAGGCAATGGACCAGGCGAACCTGTCCGCGATAGGGCAGACCCGGGTCGAGATCGTGGCCGGCGTCCCGGCTAAGAAAACCGCCCGCAAGGGACCTGTCCAACTGATCGAGAGGAAATACTCATGAAGACCATCGCTGACCAGATCCGCGATCTGGAAAACACCCGCGCCGCGAAGGCGGCCCGCATGCACGAAGTGGCGCAGAAGTCGATGGCCGAAGGCCGCTCGATGGACGAGGCCGAGGCCGAGGAGTTCGACGGCCTGGACGACGAGCTCAAGACGATCGACGCCGATCTCGTGCGCCTGCGCAAGCTCGAGCAGATGCAGGTCCGCGCCGCCGCGCCGGTCGAATCCGCGCCGCGCGCCGTGGCCCGCAGCGGCCCCGCGATCATCACGAACAAGGAGGTCGAGGAGAAGTTCGTCGGCCAGAACTACACCCGCATCCTGATCGCCAAGGCGCTCTCGGTGTGGGAGCAGGGCGTGTCGCCGTCGGTCATCGCGCAGAAGCGCTGGGGCCGCACGAACCCGCTGCTGGTCGAGGTCATCCGCGCCAACGAGGTGGCGAGCCTGGGTTCGAGCTCGGGCGAGGCCGGTGCCGAGCTGGTCTCCGCGGACAACCGCTACACCGGGGACTTCATCGAGTACCTGTACGCGCAGACGGTGTACAACCGCCTCGGCCTGCGGGAGATCCCGGCGAACGTCACCATCAAGGGGCAGGACGGCGCGGCTACCGGCTACTGGGTGGGCGAGTCGAAGCCGATCCCGGTGAGCAAGGCGGATTTCAGCTCGGTCAGCCTGACCCCGCTGAAGGCCGCAGCACTGGCGGTGACCAGCATGGAGCTGCTGCGCGACTCGTCGCCGGCGGCCGAGATGCTGATCCGTGACGCACTCGTCCAGGCGGCGGCGCAGAAGATCGACAGCACCTTCCTGTCGACCACGGCTGCCAGCTCCGGTGTCAGCCCGGCGGGCATCCTGAACGGCGTCAGCGCGTTCAGCTCCAGCGGCACCGATGGCGACGCGCTGCGGCAGGACGTTTACAAGCTCTACCAGGTGTTCCTGTCCGCGAAGAACGCCAGCGGCCTGACCTTCCTGATGAACCCGAGCATGGCCAAGGCGATCTCGCTGATGGTCAACGCGCTGGGCCAGTCGGAGTTCCCCGGCCTCACGCAGAACGGCGGCACGCTGCTGGGCGACACCGTGGTGACGGGCGAGAACGTCACCGCCACGGACCTGATCCTGCTGAAGCCGAGCGACATCTACCGCATCGGCAACGAGGGCATCCAGGTGTCGGCAAGCCGCGACGCCACGGTGGAGATGTCCTCGGCGCCCGTCGCGGCGGCGGACGTGCCCACCGGCCAGACGCAGAACCCGGTCTCGATGTTCCAGACCGAGTCGACGGCGTTCAAGGCGGTCATCCCGATCAACTTCGCCAAGCGCCGCTCGCACGCTGCCCAGTACATCACTGGCGCAACCTACGGCGCGTTCGTCTCGCCGTAATCGGTGATCGGAGCCTTGCCCGGGGCCTCGTGCCCCGGGCTTTTCCTCTGGAGAATTTCATGCGACTGATCGTTAAAAAGCCCTTCCCCTACGCCGGCAAGCGCCGCGCCATCGGCGAAGCGTTCGAGGCGACCGGCCGCGATGCTCGCCTGCTGTGCGCGCTGGGCAAGGCCCGCGCTGCCGAGCCGGGCGACGAAGAGCCCGAGCCGCCCGTGCTCGAGCCTGCCGAAGACATTGAACCCGCGCCCCGTGCGCGCCGCCAGTACCGCCGCCGCGACATGGTCGCCGAGGAAACCTGATGCGCCTGCTGGGATTCGACATCACCCGCGCCAAGGCCGCGGCGCCCACGTCGCTGCAATCGGTCGACAGCCGCGGTTGGTGGCAGGTGATCTTCGATCGGCTCGCCGGCGGATGGCAGCAGCATGTCGAGTACAGCCAGGAGACCGTGCTCGCTTACCACGCGGTCTATGCGTGCGTCACGCTGATCGCCAACGACATAGGCAAGCTGCGCCCGAAGCTGGTGGAAAAAGGCCCGGGCGCCGTGTGGTTCGAGACCACGAACCCGGCGTTCTCGCCGGTGCTGCGCAAGCCGAACCCGTACCAGAACCACCTGCAGTTCAAGGAGTGGTGGATCACGAGCAAATTGCTCCACGGCAACGCCTACGGGCTGAAAGTGCGCGACGGCCGCGGTGTGGTGGTCGGTATCTACATCCTCGACCCCTCGCGCGTGAAGCCGCTGGTGACGCCGAGCGCCGAGGTCTACTACGAGATCCAGCAAGACAACCTGGCGAACGTGGCCGAGTCCGTCATCGTGCCGGGCTACGAGATCATCCACGACCGCATGAACTGCCTGTTCCATCCGCTGGTCGGCATCTCGCCGATCTACGCCTGCGGCAGGGCGGCCACGATCGGCATCACGATCGAGGGCAACCAGGAAAAGTTCTTCGCGAACAGCTCGACGCCCGGCGGCGTGCTGACCGCGCCCGGCGCCATTGCGCCCGCCACGGCGGAGCGGCTGAAGGCGTACTGGGATGAAAACTTCACCGGCGACAACGCGGGCAAGGTCGCGGTGCTCGGCGACGGGCTGACATTCAACGCGATGCGCATGTCCGCGGTGGACTCGCAGCTCCTCGAACAGCTGCGCTGGACGGCGGAGGTGGTGTGCTCGACGTTCCATGTGCCGCCGTTCAAGGTGGGCCTCGGCCCCGCGCCGACCTACCAGAATGCCGAGGTGCTGAACCAGATCTATTACGCGGACTGCCTCCAGTCGCTGATCGAGCAATACGAGGCTTGCATGGATGAAGGCCTCGGGCTGGATGGCCAGGCGCGCGGCATCGAGCTCGACCTGGACGGGCTACTGCGCATGGATACCGCCACGCAGGTCAAGACGCTGGCCGAGGGCGTCAGCGGTGGATTGCTCACGCCCAACGAGGCACGCCAGCGCCTTGACCGCGGTCCGCTGAAGGGCGGCGATACGGTCTACCTGCAGCAACAATACTTCTCGCTCGCCGCGTTGGCGGAACGTGACGAGAACGACCCGTTCGCCAAGCCGGAGCCCGCGCCCGCGCTGCCCGCCCCGGAAGATGATTCGGAAGACGACCAGGAAGAGCAGCAGCGCCACTGGACCAGGGCGTTCGAGGTCGCGGAAACAGAACTGGAGCTTCACGATGCGTGACCCCGTCGAGATCGGTAAGGCGCTGGCCGGATTGGTGCGCCGCTACGTCGCGCGCGAACTGGACGGTATCGCGCGGCGCCTCGATGCGCTCGAAGCCCGCGGCGCCGAGAAGGGCGAGCCCGGCGCCAGCGTCACGCTGGACGACGTGCGCCCGCTGGTCGAGGCGGAGATTGCCAAAGGATTGCTCGACCTCGAGCGGCGCGCCACGGACGCGATCCAGCGCGCCATCGAGCGGATCCCGGCGCCGCAGATCGGTCCGCCCGGTCCGGCGGGTGAGCAGGGCCCGGCGGGCCCGCGCGGCGAACGCGGCGTGGATGGGCTCGGCTTCGACGATCTCGAATTCGACACGCGCGAGGACGGCCGCACCATCGTGCTGCGCTTCGTGCGCGGAGACGAAGTGAAGGAGGTCGAGGCGCAGTTCCCGGCCATCCTGTACCGCGGCATTTACCGCGAGGACACCGGCTACGACGCCGGCGACGCCGTGACCTGGGGCGGCTCGCTCTGGATCGCGCTGCGCGACACCCGCTCGAAGCCGGGCGAGGCCAGTTCGGACTGGCGTCTCGCCGTGAAGAAGGGGCGGGACGGCAAATGAAACTGGTCACGCTGCAGCAGGCCTACGACTACATCCGCGGCGACGCGGACCAGGACGAGGCGAACGTCTCGATCATGATCGAGGCGGCGAGCGGGGCGGTGGTGAACTACCTCGGCGACGGGGCGGATGCCTTCCTCGATTCGCAGGGCGAGCCGTTCCTCGACTCGAACGGCAACGCAGAGGACGTGCCGGCCGCGGTCCAGATGGCCGTGCTGTATCTCGCGGCATGGTTCTACCGCAACCGCGACGCGAACGCGGAGCAGGCCTTCCAGCCCGGCTACCTGCCGGCGCCGGTGACGGCGATGCTCTACCCGTTGCGCGACCCGACGCTCGCATGAGCCTCGCCGCAGGCCGCCTGCGCCATCGCGTCACGCTGCAGTCGCGGCTCGTCGTGCAGGACGAGGAGACCGGCGCGCCGATTGATGCGTGGTCCACCGAGGCCACGGTATGGGCCGCGATCGAGCCGCTGTCCGTGCGCGATTTCATCGGCGCGGAGTCGCGTCAATCTCAGGTGACGGGCCGCATCATCCTGCGCCCGGTCGCGGGCATGGACGAGACCTGGCGCGTCACGCACGGCGGCAAGGTTTACCAGATCGTCGGCATCCTGCCCGATCAGGATTCGGGCGAGGAATATGTCACGCTTGCCGTCAATCAAGGAGCAAATCAGGCAGGGAGCTAAGCTCGCCGGCCGGTGGAAAGGGCAGACGGTTGCCTGCCTCGCCAGCGGTCCCAGCCTGACCGCCGCGGACTGCGAAACGGTACGCACGGCCGGGATCCCGGTGATCGTCACGAACACCACGTTCCGGCGGGCGCCGTGGGCGGATGTGCTCTACGCGATGGACAAGCAATGGTGGCTGCACTACCTGCCGGAGGTCGACCGCGACTTCCGCGGGCTGCGATGCACGCCGCACCTGATGCCGCACCGGTTCGGCACCATCGCGCTGAAGCAGTGCGGGTTCAATTCGTACACGCACTCGGGCGCGGGCGCGATCTCGCTCGCGCTACACGGCGGCGCCGCGCGCGTGATCCTGCTCGGCTACGACTGCCAGCACACCGGCGGGCGCTCGCACTGGCATCCCGATCACGGCGGGCGCCTGGGCAACGCGAAGGGCATCGACCGCTGGATGCGTTCATATGACGCGCTGCGCCAGCGCATGGACAAGCTCGGCGCGCAGTACGTGAACTGCTCCCGCGCCACCGCGCTGGACTGGCCGCGCGCGGATCTCGACCAGGCGCTGGCGTGACCACCGTCGCTTGCGTTGCGAGCGGGCCATCGGCCTGCCGCGAGGACGTGGACTGGTGCCGCGCGCGGGGCTGGAAGGTGTGGGCCACGAACGATTCGTTCCGCCTCGGCTGCGATGCGCTCTATGCCTGCGACGGGCGCTGGTGGGATGCGCACCATGCCGAGGCGATCGCCAGCGGCGCGGAGTGCTGGACGCGCTCGCCCCGAGCCGCCGAGCGCTATGGCATCCACTGGGTCAGGAGTCTGCCGGGCGAGGGTTTCTCGACCGAGCCGGACGTGATCCACGAGGGGCGCAATTCGGGCTACCAGATGCTGAACCTGGTGTGGCTGCGCGAGCGGCCCGCGCGCATCGTGCTGCTCGGCTACGACATGCGTCACATCGACGGCAGGCGGCACTGGCACGGCGACCATGTGGGCATGGTGAACCCGACCGACAAGTACCTGGCGGAGTGCGCTTCGCGATTCGACGGCATCCAGCCGCTCGGGTGCGAGGTGCTGAACTGCACGCCCGGCAGCCGCATCCGGCGGTTTCCGTTCGCGTCGTTGGGTGATCTGTGAAGGTCTGCTGCCAGATCCGGGCGGAGCCGCACTATCGCTCGGATGCTTTCCGGCGCGGCCTGAAGCGCATCGGCGCCGAGTTCGCAGACCCGCGCGACTGCGACGTGCTCGTGATCTGGAATCGTTACGGCGGTTTCCGGGCCACGGCCGACGATGTGGAGCGCCGCGGCGGCACGGTGCTGGTCGCCGAGAACGGCTACCTCGGCGTCGAGTGGCTGGGCGATCGCTGGTATGCGATCAGCAAGGGCCAGCACAACGGCTGCGGAACGTGGCCCGATGGCGGCCCGGAGCGCTGGGATGCGCTCGGCGTCGCGCTCGCTCCGTTCCGGGAGGCGGGCGAGGAGCTGGTCCTGTTACCGCAGCGCGGCATCGGCCCGAACGGGGTGGCCATGCCGGGCGGGTGGCGCGCGGAGGCGCTGGCGCAGATCGGCAAGCGCGTTCGCACCCGCACGCGCCAGCATCCGGGCACGGCGCAGGCCATCCCGCTCGATGAGGATCTGCGCGGCGCCTGGGCCGTTGCCACATGGGGTAGCGGTGCGGCACTGAAGGCGCTGGCGATTGGCATCCCGGCGTTTCACAGCCTGCCGCGATGGATCGGCGCGCCGGCCTCACGGCCGCTGGATCAGTTCGCCGCCGGCCCGCTGCGCGACGAGGCCGCGCGCCTTGCCATGTTCCGCCGGCTGGCCTGGGCGCAGTGGCGGCTTGCGGAAATCGAATCGGGCGAGGCATTCGACAGGCTGCTCAATGGGTAAGCGGATCCTGATCACCGGCACCGGGACTTCGGGAAGCTGGAAGATTCGCGCCGAGCAACTGGGCGGGGCGATCGGCGCGGCGGTGGTCCCGCTGGCCTCGCTCGCGCACTGCCGCCGCGCGGACCTCGTCGTGGTCATGAAGCGGGTGCGCCCGGAGACGCTGGCGGCGATCCGCGCCGCGGGCCTGCCCGTCGTGTGGGACGTGGTCGACGCCTGGCCGCAACGCCCGGGCACCTCGATGCCGGAGCGTGAGGCGAGGCGCTGGCTTCGGGACGCGCTGCGCGCCCTGAGTCCTGCTGCGGTGGTATGGCCCACGGGACGCATGGGCGCCGATGCCGGATGGAAGGGGCCGCAATTGGTCCTGCCGCATCACGCCTGGCCGCGCTACATGCCGCGCCCGGTGGCTGACCAGGTGCGCGTCGTGGGCTACGAAGGCGCGGCCCACTACCTCGGCAAGTGGCGCGCGGTGCTCGAGCAGGAGTGCGCGCTGCGGGGCTGGCGGCTCGAGGTCAACGGCAACTTGGCGCAGGCGGACATCGGTCTCGCGCTGCGCGACGGTGGCGGCTACCCGGCGGCGCACTGGAAGAGCAACTGCAAGCTCGCGAACCTGCAGTCGCTCGGCCTCCCGGCGCTGTGCTCGCCCGAGGCCGGCTACCGGGAGACCGACGGCGGCAGCGTGATCTGGATCGAGGTGCCGGGCGACATCGCGCGGGCCTTCGACCGGCTGGCGGATCGCACGGAGCGCGAACGGCTCGGCGCGCTGGCGGTTGCGGCCGCGCCCCGGATCGACCGGGTGGCCGGGACCTATCGCGGATGGCTCGATGGCCTTTGACGCCGAGATCCTGCTGAACGACGCCCAATCGAAGACGGCGCGCACGCTGATGCGCGGCCTGATCGCCGCGGCCCGGCCGGCCGGGATCCGGGTCACGGTGACGGAGCGCTATACCGCTGCTGCGCCGTGGCTGGTGCTGTGGGGTGTGGGGCGGGCGGAGTTCATGGCGGCCCGGACAAAGCACCTCGCCGCCGGCGGGCGCGTGATCCATTGGGACATGGGCTACATCGGCCGCGGCAAGGTCGACGCGCACTGCCGGATGTGCATTGACGACTTCCACCCCTGGCGGTGGTTCGATCGCACCCGGCCGGATCCGTCTCGGCTGGATCAGTTTCGCCTCGCGCTGCGCGAGGATGCCGCGCCCGACGGGCATATCGTGGTGGCCGGGCTTGGCCGCAAGTCGATCGAGATGCTGGGCCTCGGGGAGTGGGAGGATCGCGCCGTCAAGCGGCTGCGCCAGCGCTATCCCGGCGTCGACATCGTGCGCCGCGCGAAGCCGACCAGCCGCCACGCGAACATTGTGCCGATCGAGCAGGTGCTGCGCGGGGCGCGGCTGCTGGCCTGCCGGCACAGCAATTGCGCCATTGACGCGGCGATCGCGGGCGTGCCCTTCGAGTGCGAGGACGGCGCGGCCTACTGGCTGGCGCAGCGCGAGTTCACGCCGGAGAACCGGCTTGATTTCCTGCGGCGGCTGTGCTGGTGGCAATGGCGCCACGACGAAGCGCCGCAGGCGTGGGAATTCATCAAGGAGATGCTGTTGTGCGACTGAACATCGGCTGCGGGCGGCATGTCCTGGACGGGTGGACGAACATTGACGTGCAGCGGTCGCCGCTGGCCAAGCGTTCGCCGGAGATCCTGTGCGACGCGAAGAGCATCCCGCTCGATGATGCGTGCGCGGACGAGATCCAGGCCATTCACCTGTGGGAGCACTTCTACCTGTGGGAGTGCGACGCGCTGCTCGCGGAATGGCGCCGCCTGCTGAAGCCGGGCGGGAAGCTCGTGCTCGAGCTGCCGAACCTGATCAAGTGCGCCCAGAACATCGTCGACGATCGGATGAAGGGCGGCAAGGATGTCGACCAGCTCGGCATGTGGGGCCTGTACGGCGATCCGCGCGAGCAGGATCCGTACATGTGCCACCGCTGGGCGTGGAGCCCAAAGACCCTGCGACGGTTCCTCGAGGCGCGCGGATTCCGTGACGCCCGCGAGCACCCGACGCAATGGCATCCGGCGGGGCGCCTTCACCGCGACATGCGGATCGAGGCCTACAAGGCATGATGCGGGTCTACATCGGCTACGACGCGCGCGAAGCGGAGGCCTACCGCGTGGCCGTGGCCTCGCTGCGCCGCCGGGCTTCGGTGCCCGTGTCGATCGTGCCACTGGAGATCGGCCGGATGCGATCACAGGGCTTGCTGAACCGGCCCGTCGATGCGCGCGGGCAGCAATACGACCTGCACAGCCAGGCGCCGCAATCCACGGAGTTCGCGGTCTCGCGCTTCCTGGTGCCGATGCTGGCGCAGACCGGCGTGGCGCTGTTCGTCGACTGCGACATGCTGTTCCTGGGCGATGTGGCGGAACTGTTCGCGCTGGCCGATCCCGCCTACGCCGTCCAGGTGGTGAAGCACGACCACCGCCCGTCGCGCGACTGGAAGATGGACGGCGCCGTGCAGCAGGTCTACCCGCGCAAGAACTGGTCGAGCGTGATGCTGTTCAACTGCGA